AAAGTATTCCATCCTAAACCCATTGAATTCAAAGAATATTTTGCTATTACACTTGTATTATTTGATAATGTAACTATAATATTTGTTACATTTGGTGTTGATATATCTATTGCAACACCATTTTCATCAACAACAGGAATCTCCATTGCTTTCGATTCCCCCTGTCTCATTGTATATTTAGTTAGTACTGCCATAATTTTTATTTTTATTTTTATTAATTATAAGTTAGTTGTGAAACCTATTGTAACTTCAATTGTTCTTGCTGTACCATAAGGTATTAACTGAATAGTAACTTCTAATTTAGAATTAATTAATATATTTTGATTTGGATCAATAAATACATCACCTGCACTTAATTCTCCAGCACCAATCATTAAATCAACTGGTTTAACAGCAACATTTCTTAAAAATGCTATTGTAGTTCCTTCAATAGTACCATTAGATTTTACTTTAATAGGTCTATTTAATTGAGGTAACAAAGCAGTTCTTACTTTTCTTATAGCTTTATCAATTGTTCTAACTTCACTAATATAAGCATAGTCTGATAGAATTGTACCAGCAGTATAATTATCATTAAAATATGTACCTGCAATACCAATATGTTTTACTCCAAATATATATCCTAAACTATTAATATCATTTAATTCTGTTTTAGTTAATGAAGTGTATAAATCACCATTAACAAAAGCAATAGTTTCTAATTCACCACCAAAAGCAACATTAAATTTCTGTACCCAAGCTATAGATTCATTTACTAAAGATGCAGAAATTGCACCAAGTAAAGCTCCAATAGCAGGTATAGAATTTCCTTCAGATGTAAATAATGATTTACCAACATTAGCACCATCTTGTAGTAAAACTACAGATACTTTTGGACTTGGAGTAGATAAAGTTCTTAAACTATCTAAAGTTGTTAAATCTGCAAAAGCAGAAGTATTAAAGTTTGCACCATATACACAAGATAAAGGCATATGATCAGTTTCACATTCAGCAGCAACACTTTGAATTAATTCAACATCACCAGTAGAATATGTATTTTTTGTGTTATAAACACCAATTTGTCTAATTTCACCTTCTGCAAATACTTGCATCGTGTAAATTTCATCAAATGTTAAACTTGATGGAACGAGATTTTTAGTTGTATCATTATAAAGACCTACAAATAATTTTCCAGTAGAATTTGCTCTAAAATATTCTTTTATTTGATACCAATATTCTTTCACTAATGTATTAGTTTCAGTTAAACCTGTAGCTTCAACATCGGCTATTCTATTAAAAGATATGATACGATTTGTTGAAGTAAAAGTAGTGATACCATTAGTAGTAAAAGAAGCATTGTCTAAAAATTTTACATCATATATTAAAAGACCAGAAACATAATCAGTATCACCAGCAGTTCTACCTAAGCCACCTTGCCCTTTAATGAAAATAACATCATTTAATGCCATAATTTTATATTTTTATTTTATTATTTAATTTAAAACAAGGGAGATATTACTCTCCCTTTATTAATTTATATTTTTTTTACTAATTATCCTTCTATAATAGAAACGATACCAGTTTCAGATGTTCTTGCTTTGCTGGATCCTGTTCTTACCAGTGCTGAAAATACGTCAGCATAATATAAAGGATTTTCACCTTGACTGAATATTTTAATACCAGAGTTAACTCTTGAACCTAATGCGAATCTAACAAAGTTAGGATGCCAACATAAAATACCTAAATTGGTATTAGTTGTGATTACTTCAGTTGGATCTAAAGCAACTGCTGTTGGTCCAGGTTCATAAGCAATACCTCTACTTCTCATAAATACGTCAAATCCACCTACTCTACCAATTGAACCATTAGTTAAAATACCTGATTGTAAAGTGTAAACATCTTTAAATTCAGACATTGCTAAAAGATCTTGATAAAGATAAGCATCAACTAACATTTTTCTATTTTCCATTGGAACATTCTGAGCATTCAATATAGAAGAAGCTCTTAAAATATCAGCAAAAGTTAATTTCAAACGAGTTGAAGTTTGATTTGGATGATAAGCATTTCTTGATACACCAGTAGTTTCTATAATGTTAGTTCCTAAAGTAGCTGCCCAATTATAAGCAATCCAATCAGCAACAGTAGTATTCAATGTGTCTAACATTGCTCTCATTATACTCATTCTCTTATCATAAGAAAATTCAGCAGATTCAACATCTGTTACATACATAGGGTCAGTTGTATATTCATCCATAAAGTATTTTAATTCGGTATCAGTTCTCTGACTTGCAGAAGCAGGAAAAGAACTTCTATTTTTTACTACTGCTGGCATTGCACCTGCTTGTGGTAAATGTACAGTTAAATTTTCAATGAAAGCACTATCATTCATTGCATTTCTATAAAATTCATTGTTTGGAAACAATTGTTCTTCAATTGTTTGTAACCAAATTTCTTTATTTAAAGCCATATTATTTATTTTTTATTTTTTATTGTTTATCCTTTATATTCAATTTTATATTCGTTAAAATATAATTTATTGAACATAGCAGAATTGTTTAATTTTAATTGTTTTAATCCATTAGGATCATTTTTTTGATACCATTTCCAATCTTTATTTACAGATGTAGCGATATCTTTTTTAATTGAATCTGTTAATTTAATATCGGGTTGTTTAACCACATTAATAGAATCAATTAGTTTTTTAACTGTATCAATATTATTTTGTGCTAATTCGATAATTAAATCCTTATGTTCAGACTTAATTTTACCTTCTGTTATAGCTAATTCAACAATATTAGATACTTCATTAGTTTTTAAAGATAATTTAATCTCTTCTAATTCTTTTTTTAAGTTTTCTAATTGATTATCTTTTTCAACAAGTTTTATAGATAATTCTATATACTCAGGAAAATCATTTATAATTTTATTAGAAGCTACTTGCAAATCTTGAATTGTTAATATAATCTTAGAGTCAATATATTCATCTTCATTTATAGTTAAATTAAGATTTCTTAATAGTGTTTCTGATAATTGTAACTCGTCTACCTTTTTGGATCTTTTAGACTTTGGTTTAACTTCTTCAACTATTTCTTCAACTATGATAGATTCTTCAATTATTTGTTCTATCTTTTCTTCAATAGGATTTGCAATTTCTTCTTGTTTTTCTTCAATTACCACTTCTTCAACTTTAGTTTCCTCTATGATATTTTTTAATACATCAGGATGGTTATTGAAAGTGGTCAATTCTATATCTTTGTTCATAAAATATTCTTTTATTTTATTAATATCTTTTTCTCCATTATAAGATAGTTCTACAGACATTTCTGATAAATTTAAAGATGCTTCTTTCTTTACTTTTGCTTTTTTATTAGCAGGTAAAGCTGTTATAGAACATTCTTTTAATAATGCTTTGGTAACAATTAATTCTTCATCAGCATTTACATAAGCATCTAATAAAATCGCTCCTACGGACACACCAATTATATAATCCCTTGCTATCTTTTTTTCTATCTCTTTGGAAAAATCATCATCATCAAATTGAGCTGTTGCAGTCAATTCATATTTTCCATCTTCATCTTCTTCTTTCTTTATATCTGTCCATCTACCTAATACTTTGTTTATATCGTGATTATATAACATTACAGGATTTTCATTAAATTCTGATAAATCTATTCCTGTTGTTAAAACGGTATATCCATAAGCATTTTTGTCATCTGAACTAAGTGTGTAACGATAAGCCATATTATAGTTTTATTATTTTTTCCATTATATTATATATACTTTTGTAAAAAATAGTGAATTATTAATGAAGAATTAAAAAGTATTCACCTTGCACATCTATATCTGTTAAATTTGTTTCTGTATATATCGGATATGCAGAAGCATCAGCAAATCTAAATATAAAAGATGTTTTAGTAACTTTTATTGTTGTATAATTATTTAAAAATTCAACTGTTTTTCTATGTAAAGTACCAATCTCATAAATACTTGATTTCATATCTGTAGGCAAATCATTATTAGAAGAACCTTCAAGATGTTTAAATACTCTATCAACTAATGATAAGTGTTCTAAAGACTGACTTATTTTATTATCATTAGATCTTAAAGATGAAGCAAACTCAGTTCCAAGATAAAGTTCTACAGTCATTTCAGATGATTGCAGTTTATTAGAATATTGTTTAAATTCTGTATTGGGTATAATATTTATCAGAATTGATGGATATGGAATTGGATCAGTTGCCGATAAGTTATCATATTGGTTATTGAATAGGTCAATATGTTTTATATCTGGCATTCTATCACCAATTATATATCTTAAAAAATTGTAAACGTAACTAAACATAATATTTATTTTTTTGTTATATTTTTTCTAAATCTTTGTAATGAAATAATAAAATCTTTAAGTATTTCTAAAATACTTTTACTTTGTGTTTTGTCATATATACTTCTTACTGACTTTATAGTATTTCTTTGTAGATAATTTATTTTATCTAAATGTTCTTTATCCATATTATATAAATATTTTATTGATTAAATTTTCTACTAAAACTTTTATAATTTCTTCATCTTCTATGATAAATTTTCTAACAGGTAAAACTGCTGTACCATATTGATGATATCCTGAATAAAGTGCATTACTATATACTGTTGAAGAATCTGTATCATAAGAACTTTTTATACTTCTTTTCATTCTACCTGTATCTATTAAAGTTGCAGGACTACCATCTACTTTTAATTCCCAATTATTATTGGTAAAAGTATCTATAGATTCATCGTACATATCTTTAGCTAATTGTATTGGTAACTTTTCCAATTCTTTTAAATATTTAGCTATATCTTTTTCAAATTTATTAGTATTAACTTTAATTTGTATCATTGAAATTAATATTATTATTTATAAAATATTCTTCAATATCTTTATATAAGTTATCAGGTATCGTTTCTTCATTAAGATATATTTTCAAATTCAACTGAATATCTTTCTTTTAAATATTCTTTAGATAGAGGATACATAAGACCCAATTCCTTATCAATAAGTATTTGTTCACTTGGACTTGACACTTCACTTATATCAAATTTAAATTCTAAACCTTCTGGCAATACACCTAAACCTACTAATTTTGGTATAAGTTTATCTTTGATAATAAATTCTATATTTCTTAAATCACTTCTGGTTTTAATTTCTGACTGTTCAGAATGTACTTCGCTTTGACTTCTACTTGAACCATCTTCATTTAACATTGTAACTCCTAATACAGCTTTTGATATTTCTTTATTTACAAGTTCTATCAATCTATCATATACATTATATGAATCGGTTTTCTTATTTTCTATAAAATCTATTTTTTCTTCTCGGTCCAACACCGCCCAAGCTGATTTACCGATATTCTTTACAAAATCTGCTAATCTTTTTCTATCTTGTGTATCTGCAGATGTAGTTGTAGCAATTCTAATAGGCATACCAAACACTTCTGTATATTCTGCCCAAGCTGACATTGCTGACCGTTTCCATAATACTAATGGTACAATAGATTTTAATAAGCCTAAGTCTTTTCTATCTGAATAAAACTCAAATAACCAAGAATACATTTTAGGTTCAATATACGATATAACATCTAAATTATTATATACATCTTTCATAAATTCACCATATTCAGGTATAATATTTTCCCTATCTACTAAAGATATTTGAGTAATATTATTTAAATAAACTGATTCAACTTGAACTAATGAATGACCGTAAAAAATAATATCTAATATATATCCTAATACTTTATAGAACCACTCAGAATTTATTTTCTTTGTTGATTCTTCATCTATAACATCATTTCTATGTAGATAAAATGAATACTCAAGAACCTTTTCTTTTCTAAGTTCAATTACAGAAGCCAAATGATTATCCAATATAATGTCATTATATATTCTTATCAAAGCTTTTCTATCGGGTTTCATATAAGAATCTTTAGACTCAGCCTGAGTTACTGCATTTTGCCAAGATGATATTGTTTCCCTTACTCGATAATTATTTCTCTCTATAATTTCAGATGTGACTCTTTTTGGGTTCTGTTTCCCAAATAATTTATCAATAATGTTCATATTTACTTTATTTTATTTTAATATATACTATCATTTACTTTAGTACCACATCCATATAAAGACTCAGAACTTCTTGGATTAAATGGTAATTCATTTCGTGAAATAGGCGGAGATATAACTCCTTTAGCTACTTGCATTAAATATCCTATTGCTTCTTTATATAATGTTTCTCTTATAACTGGAATTTGGTTAGGTGTTAAACGCATATGTAAATAATAAAGCATAACATTTATAACTAAATTTTTAATAAAAGGATTTCTATTTTCACCTTTTCTATTAAATACCTCAGTCATATTATATTTACTTCCAATAATTGCATCTACTTCTGACATAGCAAGTAACTCTAATTCATCTAAGATATTATTGTTTTCTTGGGTTAAATCATTAAGTATATTTTCTTTTACTAATGTTAATAATTCTGTTTTAGTGATATATTTCATATTTTATATTTATTTTTTAAAAGTGCATTAGTCTATCGTCTGTACCATACATAATATCATTTCTCATCTTTCTAATGAATAAATTAAGTTTTACATATGCTGATTGTAGTGCATCTGAGCCATCGTCATTTACTCCTTTAGATGGAAACGATAACATTTGGTTCTTAAATTCTTTATAATCATTCGAATATTCAAGTAAATTTGATATAAATATATCTCTGTTTTCAAATACTACAGACATTGATTCTATTCTTGCTTGTTTATTATCTTTCCTATCTTTATCTTGTATAATAGGTAATTTATATCCCTTTTTATCTGCTATTTCATTAAATTCTCTTTGGTGTAAATCCTGAGCAAAATTTGCTTCATAATACATAGAATAAGGAGCTTTTAATAATTTATCATTTAAATTATAAAGATATTCAATTACATTATTCATTGTTTGTCTTCTTAAATAAATATCTAATATATGATATTCTTTATTTACAAATCCTAAAGTTAAAACGGCTTTATAATCTGCTTCTTTTTTGAAAGAAGGGTCTAAATATACTACTATATACTCATACTTATCATAAGATAATGGTTGCTTAAATTGAAACCATTCATCTTTAAATATTGAACCTATATTAATAGGAGTATTCATATATTCTCTAAAAAAATTGATAGAACCTATCTTTTGTTCAATGCGTTTTAAATCTTCTTTAGAAAATCTACCTTTCCAAGAAGGTTCACCATTATCATCTAAAGCATTTATCTTTATATGTTTTATATCAGGTATTTCAGAGAACTTGCCTAATATCATATTAGTTGCAAATCTATTACCTACGAATAAAAATTTATATTTAGTAATTTCCATTGCATTAAATACATTTTGCATCAACCATTGATATTGATATTCAATCGTTTCTTTATTTCTACAGTCTTGATCAGTATCAATATCATCTACTATACAATAGTCAATTCGGTAATTCTTATATCTAAGACCTCTAACCGACTGTCCTTTTCCAAGACATTCAAATTTACAATCATATTTTTCAATAGTGAAAGAACCTTTTTTCCAATCACCTACTTTAATAAATGGACCAAAATCATTAATTAATTTCTGATTAGTTTCAAGTTCTACCTGTAAATTTATCAATAATTTAACTGATGATTCTTTTGTAGCAGATATTAAAACAGCAAGATGTATATCACCTCTCAACATAAAGAATATAGGTGCAAATAAAGAAAAGACACTAGACTTAGCATGACCTCTTGACATCTCTGCAAGTATTTCTACTTTATCAGCTTTTAATTCTTCAATTAATTCCAAATGAAATGGAGCTAATTTTATCTCATTATTATTTGTATCTAAAGTATAATGTTGAAAATAGGTAGATACAAATTCTTGAAAATCATTTAATATATAATCATTCTTCTTAGTTTTCTTATCAAAGATGTTAAACTTAGTTTTAAGAGATTGATAATATACATCAGATTCAACTGAATAATAATCTTTATCTTTTGCTTTCAATATGTATTGTTTTTATATATTTATTCCTTCAATAGTAATTCCAATTATTATTACCTATTGAGTCTATTATAACTCCTTTTGATGTTGCGTGTATAAATTTATTATTAGATAAAAGTAATGCAACGTGATTTTTAAATACTAATATATCATATATTTTATTATCGGATATAATTCCATATTTTGATATTAAATAAGATGTTCTTGGTATTTTTGTATTAAATTTTTCTTTATATATGTAACATATTAATCCTGAACAGTCAATACCATTTAAATCATTTCCACCATATAAGTAAGGTGCATTTAGATAATTGGTTACTGAAATTCTGTTGATATTTATGTTATTTGTTTCTTTTCTTATATATAATGTATTTTGTGTTTGTATTAGTATTAAAAATATTATATATGATATTAGTTTAACCATTTTTATCAATTGTATGAAACATATCTATTAACCTGTCAACATCTTTTCCTGATAGTTTTGGTAATATATTTAAAATATTATCTGCTATTTTTCTTATAAGAACTATTTTAGCATCTTCAATAAGTTTACCGTGTTCTAATGCAAATTTTACAGCGGGAAAATTACCTTCCCTTACTTTATCAAGAAGACATCCTTTTGCTTCTTCTACCAATTCTTTATTATATTCATCTATAGACTGATATTTAGCAGCTTCATATCTTCTTTTATATTTGATATTATCTTCTAACCAAATATAAAAAGTCTTTGGAGTAATACCGTTTTTTTTACAAGACTCTACAATCTTTTCATTGCCAACCTCATCGATTATCTTATCTAATATATCTAATTGAGCCGTAACGTATTTTTTCATATTTTTTTTATTTTTATGTATTCATTTATATTATATATACTTTTTATATTATATACAAATAAAAACGAATGAGCTATCGGATAGAATCGAACTATCATTTGATAATTATAAATCAACCTGT